ATAGAAGTCAATTCCATCACAATTATAGGAGTTGTTTCCTAAAATAGAAACTAATCCCATTTCCTCAAATATTCCAAGCGTAGTGTTAAAAGTTTTTCTATAACGAGTGTCATGTTGCCCATATATTGAGAAAATCTGTAATCCATCATAATAACGGAGTACGGAAACCAACTCTCGAATCACATAATTCGCCTGATCCGGAGAGTCAAAAAAATCTCCTGGTTGTAGAATTACTTTACATCCTTCTTTAGCCGCCAATTCAAAAATCCAATCAATCTTATTCAGTAGAGTTTTGTAGTAATTATCAATTCGATATCTCGGATTAGTTGCACGAATATGCCAGTCTCCAGAGCATAAAATCTTCATACCCAACTCCTGATGTGCGTAATTGCATTATCTGTAATTTTATTTCCACACAGAGGGCAGAGTTTATTTTCAGAGATAATTCGTACAGCGTCATTCGTTGCCTTTGATATATTTTCATCCAATTGCTCAATAGAATCAACAACAATTGCAATTTCAAGGCAGAGTTTATGAATGAATCGAATTTCCTGCGAAACCTTTTTATACTCCGAAATTTGACTTAGTAAAGTTTCAACCTCTGGTTCGCATTTAACGTACTCTGATATCTGGTTAATTTCAACTTCGATGGATCTAATAGATTCAATTAGTTTTTGAAGAGAATTTATCTCGGTTGTCGTTGACTGAAATAAATCAATCTTTTTTAATAATGGCTGCATATCATTTTCAATATTTAGCCAAAGGTCCAGATTTTGCAGATCTTCCTCTACTGCCTCAATTCCCCCAATCAAATCATGAAGGTTACAGAGAGTGATTTCAATTTCTTCCTGTTCTGCTATTTGAGTAGACAGTTTTTTAAGTAGACTCTCAATTCTATCTAAATGGTTAAAACCTTCCAACTTATTCTTTAGTTCATAAATCTCGACCTCTGTGTTATTAATTCTTCCACTATTTTGAGAGATATCTGAGTTTACTTCTTTCAAAGCGAAATCAATAATCTCTAAGTTGGCAACTGAATTTAGTTTCTTTGCAACCTCACCAGCAGAGTCCTGAAGCAGAAAATATTTATCGTGTTGATTCTGAATATTTACATCAGACAGATTAAGGAATTGTAATACTTCTTCCGGAACATCAGTTTTTACAACATCAAATTTAGTTTTTCCAAGTTCGTATGAGTTCTTTGTTTTAGATCGTATTCGTTTTACTGAAGTCACATCAAATTTCAGTTCAACAGTTGTTCCTTCTTTATCGGCCCAGTAGCTCTGGAAAGCAGTTCCTGTTGGACGATTAGTCAACACCCAATAAATGGCTCTTGTAATGCTTGATTTTCCAACATCACTTGACCCTGTAATTGCATTGATACCAGAGTTCAAATTCAACTCTGTGTTTTTATGACTCTGAAAATTCTGTATGTTAATTTGTTCTAAGGGCATCAATTCGTCAGCCTTTCCTGTCTCACAATTTCTCTTCCTGCCCAAATTGCAAGATCCTCTGCAAGCTCTGAGTCGATTGGTTCAATAATCTCTGCATACCTAATCATTGCCTCCTGCGAAGCCGTTGCGAATAGATCATCTCTTGCCTTCGCTTTCGGATTCAAAACGAAATACTTCATCTCAATAGTCATTTGATTTCCTCCTTTTTAAGGCAATCATAGCACGGGTTCTTCAAAGTAGACCAACTCAGCGGCCCTTTTTTCGACCCGGAATCAATCTAAGCAGATCAAAAAACACCTCTGCATCAAGTACGGCGATATAATCCTCATTGTTCTTCTTAAGAATAACAAGCCAGTCAGTACCGTTCATTTGATTCGATTTCGCCTGTTTTATAGCATCGTAGAGATTGACTTTTTCAACATTTTTGCATTCGACACTCCAAGGAAAGTCTTCTCTGGCCTCTCCAATTAATTGAACATCGACACCAGACTGACCCATTGGCCTTCCACAGATTAGCTCATCTTTGCCACAAGTGTACCCAGTTAAGTCAGAAATCTTTTGGGCAACCCAGTTTTGAGCAACCCGTGCCTTTGCTTTTCGACTTGCTATTGATATTGGTTTTTTTGGCATCACACCCACTCCGTGAAGATTCCATTTTTATCTGCCTTAAGTTGCACCGGATCTTCCAAATGCAGATTGGTTTCTCGATTTAGTCCGTGTTTTTTATCAAAGTAAAATAGTTTCTGACTCGGCAGATTGGTCAGGCCCATTCTATTGATGGACAACTCCGATCCACCAACAAGTGAACCATTCAATAAAACCTTGGAATCCCCTATATTTGCTGGCTGATGATGATGCCCAACCAATTCATAATGCACAATCATATTATAGAGATTTGGTAGTCTTCGGAACATTCTCTCCAATCCATAAAAAGGAATACCCATCCATCCTTTCGCAGCATCTCCGTGATTCAAAAGAAAAATAAAATTACCATGCTGAACAACCATTGATGGGCTCTCAGACACAAACACTTTTACATTTTTCTGATTAATCAATGTTTGTTTCAGACTACGATAGAACAGATAATCAAAATTTGTTTTTCGATGATTTGCTCCATATGCCCCAGGCCTGCCATGATTGCCAACAGTACAAAACAACTCAAGCTCTGGATAAACCTGAGCTAATGCAAGAATCGCATTGGTCTCCACTTCCACACTCAAAAATAGTTGGTCAGCCAAGTTCAGATCAATATAAAACGCCTGTCCTTTGTAGATGCTTTCTCCCGTGACTTGATCTCCAAGATGATGAATAATTAGCTTATTCAGACCAAGACTATCCTTATCTTGCTCACGAAATAGAATCATCTTCTCAGTCCATCGTTGAACTCGTTTCTTGTAAATTTCTGCATTATAGGAACTAAGATTTTGAACTGAAGATGGAATCAAATACTCTCCAACATGAGCATCTGATCTCATCGCATGTGCCTGTAGATCCTCATTTCCTACCTCCTTCTTTGGAACTTTAACTGGTGCGATATTCATTCGGCTGATTGCAACAAGGCAGTTATTCACAAACGCCTGAGTCAAGTCTCGTTCTTTCTCAATTCGAGTTAGAAGTACTTTGTTTTGTTCAGCCAGTGCAACATGTGTCAGATTCGATGCTTCATTTCCAAGTGCGATTGATTTTGCTTCACTCCAAGATCCAAATGCACGTTCGAGTGTTTTTCTTCCTGGTTTTGTTGGCATGTCGAGTTTATCATATTTATTGGCTGAAATATCTGTACCTACCTGATGTAAAATTGCCTGAAATGCTTTTATTAAAGTATCATCTGGTGTTTTTGGCATTGTAATTTCTCCTATTAGGTCATGTTAAAATGCGTAATCCATTCGTTCATAGTTTCAGCCGACTGAAAACTACGGAAACCATACCATTCCGTAATCTCTATAAAGTTCGAAACATAGAATTTTTCAGTTTCGATTATTTTCGGAATTCCTGTTCCTTCAAATGGCAATTTCACCAGAGCCTCATTTCGTTGTATAACATCTTTCCACTCAATGATGTTCTTATACCATTTCGTATCCGGATTTGCAAGGTTTTTAAGATATTGCACCGCTCTCTTCTCTGCAACAAAAGGAACTCCTCCTACAGTATCAGATCGGCATCCGGCGATCTTTTTAACTTCGGCCCATTGCTCTGGCTCAATTCCCCATTCTTCAGTAAATGAGTCTACTGTAATCAACTTTTTTGACTTTGGACTGAACATTTTAACATTTGATCTAAGTAGTTGAAATAAATCATTATCCCCTGATACAATAATAAATTCATTTGAATAGTTTAGAGTGATGGCTGCAATAATATCATCAGCCTCCAATCCTGTTTGAATGAAACTATTCTGAAACCCAAATTTAGGTAGAACTTTGGTACGGATTTCAATAAATTGTTTAAAGGCAAATTTCTCAAACTTTATTTCTTCATCCGTTCTTGGTTGGCGAATTTTATATGAAGGATAGAGATCCCTTCTCTTACTCTTCTTACTGTCCCAACAGAATAGAAATTGATTTGTCTCAAATCGTTTGCTGAGAGAAAGCATTTGTCTTAGAAACCCAAAAATAATTCCTACTTTCTGTTCTTCGTAGGAAAGATCCCCAATCGTATGTTTAGCTGCATGGCATATTGCATGGCAGTCTATGATTAGTTTGAGCATTAGGGTATTATTTTCTCAATTTGTTTCAAAAAAATTAATTCGTTTCCGCAATAGACGCAGTAGCTTTTTTCATTTCTCCAATATAACGCATTCCCTGGAGGTCTGCTTTTGCAGTTAGGGCATACCCAATTTTCAGAATCAATCCAAATGATGTTCATTACCCCCCTTTTTTTTAACTTTTCATTTATAGTCTTAATGAATTTAAATAATTAACATCGTTTATTGCTTGAATAATTGGATCTTCACAAGCAAGAGGAATTTTCCAATGTTCTTTTGTATATTTTTCAAACTCTTCTGAAATTGTACCAAGTGTGAATTCTTTTCCAAATTCATCCGTAAAATTTCTACCATTTATATTAATGATTGTATTCAGGCTTATACTAATATTACTTTCATTAGTTTCCCCTTTTATATATAGATTTATTTCCTTGTCATCCCCACTACAAGCTATCTTCCAATCATCTATTTCTATTCTATTCATTTCAAACTCCACGTTTTTTGGGTTTACGATCTACTTTAAAAGTACTTTCAATCTCTTCCCACAAATCAATGACTTTATTTTTTAGATCTAATTCAAGATTGTTCTCTTCAATATGTCGAATCGCTGCGTCCATTTGTGCAAATTCTTTTGTTACTGCATCATATTTTTCTGATTTAGTATTGGTTTTTAAATACATTAAATTGCCTCGAATGTCATCAATTCCAAATCCAAATACAATGAAAAGGTTTCCTGTTCGGTATGGGTCATCAACTGTTTTCTTTACAAGATAGGTTGATTGAATTCCATAGGTTTTTGTTTGTTTAACTCCATGAATAGTCTTCTCTTTAACCAAATAACGCCCCTGTGTTGGTGGCCCTATACGAACACGAATAGATGCATAGAATGGAATGCCTTTTCCACCAGATGTTGTTTCTCCATAATCACCCTGACGTATTTGATTTGAGCAGGGGATAATTAATCCACTACGTTTGATTAGTCTACAAGTCTTTCTCAATCCTTGGCTAAAATCTTTAGCGATCTTCTGTCCTCTCTTATCCCCTTTCTCGGACATTTCAAGATCGGAGCTAAGAGCTGCTAAAGAGTCTGTTGCAATAATATTAGCTGCATTTTCTGGTGGATCTCCTGGATTCCAATTAGTAATATGATCAAACACTTCTGTAACTGTGTCCGGCATATGGTAATCGTCTTTTACTAACTGCATTCCATAAATTCGAGAATATTCTTTATCCAACCTTCCTTCTGGATCAAGAAATTTTACTCTTCCACCTTTGAGTTGGGCATCTGCACACATCTCTGCGAGAACAGCTGTTTTTCCAGATTGTGACGGACCAAATATTTCCATAAGGATGCCTTTGGGAACTCCGCCACCACGAACCCTACCCCCAGATATATCCAGATCTAAAAGTGTTGATCCCGTAGATATAACAGCACTAAAGTCACCCTCATTTGGAGTGACGACTACTTCATCCGGCTCCGAAGCTGCGCGTTCTCGAATCTGATCAGTATCAGATTTTACAATTTTTTTTGGCATTTGAATATTTTACTCCTTAGTTGTTTACACCACTTCAATCACTACTCTAATCTTGTCAATCTTACCATTAGTATCATAGAGTACTCCATCTTCCCATCCATTCATGAAGATCTCAATATCAATTAGTTTGCAATCTGGTGTTGCTTCAATGAACTCATTCACAGCTCTTCGAATTTCCGAATCCAGTTTTGCTTTCGCATTACGAAAATTCTCGTTATTTGCTGTTTCCATTACTGTCTTTTTTGGCATAGTGGCTCCTTTCTTATATATTGTGAACCGAGTCTTCGTTTTGTATATACCCCTGCAAACCGGGTCTAAAGATATTCTTGTCTTGTCAAATCGAATCGAGTCAAATCGAATCTCATCTAATCGAATCTCATCTAAACGAGTCTGGTCATATTATGCCCACTCCACCATCAAAAGGGGGAGTGGGCATTTAGTCTATCCACGCCGTCGCAAAGCGGGCTTCGGCTTTCGAGCCTCTTCTTGAGGTGCTGCTGCCGGTGTCGGTGTTCGCAACGGCGACTGCACTCTACGTGGAGGAGCAGGCTTCGGAGGCTCAGGCTCGGGTTCAACTACAGGCTCTGGCTCCGGCTCTCCAACCAACTCTTGGTTGGTGGCGTAGCAGTCATCCCAATTCGGGCATTCTTTACATGCCTCAAACTGGTCGATATCATAGCCAAATTGCCCACCAGCCGGGCATTCATCCGGTGCAAGTTCGTCCTCTGAAAACGGTGGCTCGTCCTCAGCAATAGGTTCTTCCTGCTCAGGCTCTGACTCAAACCCAGTTCCTGTAGGTGCTGTATCACGTTCCTCGTCATCGATCTGCTTGCCGTAGAACGCAGCAAAGATCTCTTCATAAGTGGCGTATTTCAGAATCGAGTCCAACTCGAAACTCTGATCCAGAATCTCATCCGGAATTGGACCTTCTCTATCATCAAATCGGTGCCCAAGATACTTCGATGTTGCACCAGAACCTTGTCGAGTAAAAGCGATCTGTTTGCCATTATCCGGATCAAAATAGGGGATTGTTCCCCCACCACGTGGCCGCTCTGCGATCACTTTCAGATTGTTCTCCATAAAATAGTGAGCGACTTCCCAAATCTGGATTCCCTTTCGCTCTTCTTCTGAATTATCATGACTCCAGACAAGGTACAACGTCCGTCTCTTGGCTTTCAGATTATTGTATTCTTCGTCTGAATAACTTCCTTTATTCTCAGAGAGATGTTCACAAATAGGGCAAGGCAATCCGTTCGTCTTTGTAGGACAAATATATGGGTATTCAAGAGCACCAACATACCCATGTACCCAGAGATCTACCAGCCAGATAAATTCACCCTTCTTGATTGTGCCACCACTAATCTTCGGCATATTTCCACCAGCAATAAATGGAATAATGTCGATTACATGCTGACCAGGAGGGCATTTCCAAAACCCAACTCCCTTTGGAATCTTACTTAAATCACAGATACTTCCAAACTGCCCACTGGTTTTATCTGCAACACTATCCTCATGCCGCCTCATCAGATCTGATTTTTGTTTTTTGTACTTGTCACGAAAATTACTCATAAATTATTCTCCTTTTTTAGTTTAATAACCAATACTTAAAATATTTACCCTATCAACGGGATTTGCATTTAATGTAAATGTGTTCTCTTTTAATATTACATTATCATTAATACACAAACAACCATCAAAAACATGCCAATCTTCTCCGATATTCCCAAGTGGTTTCACCCATTCATTAATTTGAATGGCTTTTTCAAAATACATTTTTTTAAACACCATCCTATTCTCCTTTCTCAATTCCGTTAATCATCATTTCAAGATTGTTCACAGTTGATTTTACAGAGTCCATTGCAATCTGAATTCTTACAATCGCCTCCACATCGTCTTTATTGTAAAACTTCTTGATGTCTGAGTTAATCGTTTTTGCAAATACTGCCAAACTGCTGCACATCTCCTGAATGTAAAGTACTGATTTATAAATATCTTCCATCTATTTCTCCTTTCTTTCCAAAACTGCTACTCGTATTTCCTGAGCAAGATTCTTCACTTCCTGCATAATCTTTCTTACTCTTGGGCCGGATGCCTTAATTCCTTTTTCCTCAAATTTGAATGCCTCAGCTCTGGCATTCTGCACCAATTCTTCCAGTTCAACCACCATTCCTTGTAGACTCATTGATTTTCTCCTTTCGTTTAAAGTCAAACCAACTGTGTAACACTGCCAAAGATATCAACCGGAATATTATATAGATTCCCAACAATCCGATGATACCAATTAAAATATACTGTAGTAGCTGCATCACTTTTTCCTTTCCAACAGTCGCTTATTTCCTGCCAGTTTAATTTTCTGTTCGTTTACATAGCCTGCCTCCTTATTTCCGAGTTTTTCTTTTGCAACACCAGAGATCTTTGGCTCAGACCAATAGCCATTGACCCATAACTGAGTTAATCCTTCCAAAGCTTTCTTACGATGCTCGAAGGCAGCTTTTGCAGATACAAATATATTTACCTTTTCATTAAGGTCTATAAGTTGGTCTGACGCCTTCCGATATCTTGTATTGGTAGAGACTAACGCTGAGATTGCTGCCTCAGTTGGCTTCTTTCCGGAGTACGCTTCACGTATCTCCCTATCAACTTCAGCTCTTATCACATCAAGATTCTCTTTGGCTCGATCTCGCTCTGACACAGCAGCCACCCATTTATTCGACCAGTGCATATAGTTGGCAGCTTGATCTCTCCAATTCAAATCAAGTTGTGCAAAGTCAATTTTTAAATCTTCACTGTAGTTACCCGACATGGTAATTTCCTCATTTTATTCTTAGTCTATCACATAACTCTGCATTCGTTCCAACAAATTAGATTTTTGATGCTCGAAATGCAAAATAAATCTCCATTATCAAACCACCTTTTCCAGAATACATAATACTGTCCATAAACGGAAGCATGATCTCAGAGATTCTTTCTTCCTGCCCCGGCTTGCTGTTCAATAATACCTTGCTAAAATATCCAAGAAAGGCATATCTAAGGCTCTCAGGCTCACCAGAGAGGCCGTCTATCATCTTAGCTATACTTTGCCATTGCCCCCGGCCTGAAAGCAGCATACGAGCGATCTCAGCGATGTTAGACTCCGATACCGTCGCCTCATCAATAGCTTTAAACGCCTGCTCGTCGTCGGAGAGGTCGATTACTGTGTCCAAAAGATTAAGAGCTTTTCCAGGACTTCCATCACACACAGAGATAATCTTCTGAATCACCTCTTCCGGAAATGTCGTGACGCCTTCTGATTGCAGAGTTCGATTGATGAGTTTGTTCAGTTGAATAGTGTTTAGAGGTTTGACTTCATAGGAATGGCATCTTCTTTTAATAGTTGGTTTGAGTTTGTCGGGTTCCGTTGTACAGAGCACAAAATAAACATGCTCTGGTGGTTCCTCCAAAAGAACGAGAATACTTTCCATGGCTTGAGGAGTCCACATATGACACTCCTCCATGTGAAACAGTTTAATTTTTCCATTCATTGGAGCAAATTGGCAGGTATCTTGAATATCACGAATGCTGTCTATACCACGGGTGTTCGAGGCATTGTAGAGATAATAATCACTATCAGAACAACCAAGTTCTGTTTTAAGTATTCGCGCCAACGTACTATTATGACTAATATATCCATTAGTAATAAAATGGTGTTCTTCTGGAATTGTAAAATCATATACATCTATAGGATCTTTTACAATTTCTACATTTACAATTGGGCTGTAAAAAAAGTTTAGTTTTTGGAATTGTTTAATCAATTCAATATTTTTATTAACAAGATTATGTTGTATATTAGTATTTTGTAATGCAGTTAATGCAATGTTCAACCAAGCATATGTTGCTTTTTTTGTTGGAGTAGCTAAAAACTCTTTCCCCAAATCACACCTTTTATATTTACCATTAGATGCCAAATAACTTCCTGCTTTATTAACCCGTAAGTCAGTTCGAATATTCTGAGCATTTCTACAAAGAATATCTTTTAAATATGGGATAATATCAGTATTTGTATTTCGTTTTTTTTGGGTAAATTTATCTTTATATTTTAATGATCCAACTTTATTCATATATATATCAATAGATTCCCCAAAAAATTGGATGGTATGATACACCCAATCTTGTTCCTTTAAATATTTTGTTGTGTGTGTTGCACAAATACCTATATTTAATAGTAAAAGTTGTACTTGTTTAGCTAATATAGGACTTGCTGTATAATAATAAATACCAATACCATCTCTTCCATAACTATCACAATCTAAAAGCCCCTGTATAAAATTAAATTGTATCTCTTTAGAACTATTTAAAATAATTATAGGAATGCTTTTATATCTTGCAGTCGGCAACTTTTCAACACCCAATAAATAATTTAGAAATTCCCCAAATTGTTTTCGGCCAAGTGGAAAATTTGGACCAAATTGTTTCCCAATCTTCTGCCCAAATTGCCCTAAAATATTTTTTACATCGTCTATAATATTTTGATTTAATGTTGATAATGAAATACCATTACAATTATCACTGCCGTTTGCAATTATATACCCAAGCAATCGTGCCAAATCGGCATTTATCTCAGTTGGTATATTTTGTAAAGGTGTACTCGTATTATCATGCTTTAACTTTGTATACTCAAAATTAATTTTACAGTTTTCATTATTAAAATATTCAAACCCTCTTGGGGTACAACTATAATCATCTGTTGTTAACTCATTTAATGGTTTAAATTGAAATCCATCTCTATTATATATTAATATTGGATGTTCGGGAGTCCCTTGTAAAGTTAAACCTAAACTATTTTTTATCTTTATTGTTTCATATGCTCGTTCCTTAAAATAATGAGATGTTCTATGCAAAGTATCAAATGACCCAATCTTTGTTTCAAATTGGGAAAATCCATCTTTTGATATATTATAATCAGAAAATTGATGTAGCCCTTTATTATTAAATAAAAACGTATCTCCTGTTACACATTTACCCCCTCCTGAGATTCCCGTGAATAAATAGCTATGTGGT